TGCCGGCACTTTGACGACTCAACCGTTAGATGCTCGCCCCAATGATTGGGCGGATCTGTTGGCGGTGTGGGATCTTGACGCTGATCAGTTTGAGGTGATTGAGCCGGTTCAGTACAGGGCGTGGGATGCGCCGGATCCTGAGGGTGGTTTGCGGCGTTTGTACTATTACAAGGCTGCTATTCGTAAGCGTTCGGTCAGTACCGCCTCTGTGGAAGAGTTGCTAGCCGTTTTGAAGGGCCGTAAGCCTAAAACTCCGGTGCCTTCTACCGGTGAGGGCATGATCTATTGCGTTCCCGCTGGAGATCTGCAGATCGGTAAACCCGACGGTGACGGCACCGAGGGAACCATTAACCGGTTCCTGACTAAGACGGACGCCGCTGTAGCCCGCTTGAAGGAACTTCGCAAGATGGGCCGCAAGGTCGACGGGATCCTGTTGCCGTGGCTTGGTGACTGCATGGAAGGTCTCGTGAGTCAGGGCGGCGCTCTAGCGATGGCCGGTCGCTTGGATCTCACTATGACTGAGCAGTTGCGGGTCTACCGACGCCTCATGCTGCATCAAATTCAATGTTTTGCGCCGCTCTCCGACAATATCATCATCCCCATCGTGCCCGGCAACCATGATGAAGTGCAGCGCGTAGGCAAGGTACAGCGACGATACGACGACTCATGGGCCATAGAAGGGGCTGTAGCGGTCGCTGACGCCCTAAAACTAGCCCCGGGCTACGAACACATATCTTTCGTGTTTCCCGGGCACGATGAACTCACAATCACGTTAAACGTCGGTGGGACGGACGTAGGGTTCGCTCACGGTCATCAATTTGGGCGTGACCCCATGAAATGGTGGGCTAATCAATCCCACGGAATGCAACCCATCGGTGGAGCAACCCTTCTCCTCGGTGCTCACCTGCATCACCTACGGGTAGAACAGTCCGGTGCTAAATCATTCATGCAAATCCCCGCCCTCGACGGTGGCTCGACGTGGTGGCGTCACCGGACAGGACAAGATGCCCCCTCGGGTATGGTCTCCATGTTGATCGGCCACGGCGGCTGGTCGGATTTGGCTGTGCTATGACGAGTGAAGAGTTTGCTGACAGGGTTGAGAATGCCGTCCGGGCTGTACGCGGCCGGGTTCTAGGGGTCGGGCAAGAACAATACGACGATGGTTCAGGGGTGCAACGTTTCGAGGGCCGGTCAATAGATCAGATCCTTGTGGATGCCCTTGAAGAGGTTGAAGATCTCATTGTTTACGGCGTGCAAATGCAGATTCAAATAAACAAATTACGAGAAGAAATTAAACTCGCACTTACTTAGGTTTCTACCGTAGACTTACCGTGTAGTTGATCGTACCCCAAGTGGGTCCAATCCGTCGCTACATTCGTGGCCCTAGTGGTCCCTGAGGCGGTGCGGATTCCGCGCTGCCTTCAGGGAGGAAACCGTGCCGTACAAGGTACTTACCGGACTGTCATATCCGCCAGACAAGAACGCTGAAGTTGGCGATGTCGTCAACGATCTTCCACCTACCTCAGTCAAGTGGCTCCTTGATCAAGGACACATTGAGGCACTCGGCGATACGCCCGCGCCTTCCAACAACAAAAAGGATGGTGAGTAATGGCCTTCCGCCACGGAAAGAGCGCGGCTGTTTTCTACAACGGCACCAATTTGACGAGTTACCTCAACGAGGCATCCGTCAGCAACTCAGTCGAAACGGCTGAAACCACAACTTTTGGCAACGACGCTAAGACCTACGTCACCGGCCTGAAGGACGGCACGATCAGCGCCGCAGGCATGTTCGATGGTTCTGCCAGCGCTGTTGATCAAACTCTCACAAACACCCTTGGCGCTACCGCAGCGGACGTAATCACCTACGCACCTGACGGCGCTGTTATTGGTCGCCGGTCATACTCAGCCGCAGTGCGTGAGACTTCATACGAAGTAACTTCTCCTGTTGGCGATGTCGTGGCAGTTAGCCTTGAAGTACAGGCCGATGGTGGAGTTAACCCGGGTTACCTTTTGGGTGCGGCGACCACCGTTGCCGCTTCAGGTGTCGGTACCTCAATCGACAACACCACATCAAGCACAGACGGAGTCGGATACGTTCACTTCTATTCAAACAGTCGAGATGGCTCAAGCACGTTCAAGGTGCAGCACTCATCCGACAACTCAACCTTCGTTGATCTGATTACGTTCACAAGCGTGTCAGCGTCAACGACGGGCGGCGAGAGAATTGCCGTCTCAGGTGCGGTCAACCGTTATGTCCGCGCCTCGCACGTCCCCGGAGGAACTTCCGGGTCAGTCACCTACACAATGGCGTTTGCCCGGAAGTAAGAAGGAGTATCACAATGGCATTTGTTCACGGTAAGAAGGCCGTATTCAAGATCGACAACTCAGCAGGCACCCCTACTGACATCAGCGCATACTGTGAAGAGGTCAGCCTCTCTCGCAGCATTGAGACCGCTGAAACCACCACGTTCGGTAACGACTCAAAGACTTACATCACCGGTCTTACCGATGCCACCGTTAGCCTGAGCGGCAAGTTTGATGCAGCAAACGCATCTGCTGTCGACGCAGTGCTGACCGGCATCCTCGGCTCGGCTTCAACCGTGTCGTGGGCGTACCGCACCAGCAGCGCATCAACCAGCACATCCAACCCTGAGTACCAAGGCGAGGGCATCCTCACCTCATACGAAGTGGCTGCAACTGTGGGTGACGCTGTGACCTTCAGTGCTGAACTTCAGGTCTCGGGTGCTGTTACCCGCGCCACCGCATAAGGTTTCACTTAGCAGTATCAATCGTGGGCCTTTGTGCCCCCTTACGGAAGTGAGTACCAAGTGTCTCTACGCGACAAGATCCTCGCAGCGGATGACATCCAATCCGAGGCAGTGGAAGTCCCTGAATGGGGCGTCACTCTTGAGGTTCGCGGCATGAACGGTGCAGACCGTTCCCGCATCCTTGAGGCCGCTTCTGCCTCGGACGACGGCAAGATCAGTATCGGCAATATGTATGTCGAGACTGTGATTGCAAGCACCTACGACCCGGAAACGGGTTTGCGTGTGTTCTCAGAAAATGATCGTGATGCACTCATGGGTAAGAGTGCTTCAGCGATTGACCGTCTAGCAACGGTAGGTATGCGCCTATCAGCGATGGATGGGAAAGCGACGGACACCGCGAAGGTGACGTTTCCTGAAGAATCCGCATCGTAGGTTTCTGTTCGAGTTAGCCGAAAAACTAGGTAGGACAGTCGGTGAACTCTTGTATGGCTCAGGTTCTCACCGGCCGATCTCTTCGTTTGAATTGACGGAGTGGTCGGCCGTGTGGGAATTGAGAGCGTATGAGCAAGAACAGGCAATGAAGAAAAGATCAAGAAAGTAACTTGGAGGTGGCGACGTGGCTCAGGTAACTGTAACCGCGCAGTATGTTGCCGACACTACCTCGTATGTTAATAACGTACGCAAGGCCACGGACGCCACCAACTCTTTTGCAGCATCATTACCCAACGCGGCACGTTCTCAAGACGCTGTTAAAACATCAACAATTGCTCTCGGTACAGCGATGGGCACTCTTGGCGCTTCAGTTCTTGCTAAAGCCGCTGCCGCTGTAAAAAACTTCGCTATGCAGGGCATTCGCGCTGCTGCTCAATATGAACAAACCGTAATTTCCATGAAAGGAATCTTCCAAGGTTCCGGCATGGACGTGCAGGAGGCTGCAAAGAAAACCGAATCCTACCTCGGTGAATTGCGTGACTTCGCTGCCAAGACTCCGTTTGAATTACCTCAAACCCTTGACGCTGTTAAGCGACTTCTATCTATCGGCTATGCCGCTGACGATGTAAAAGACCGTTTGCTGCCTGCCATTGGTGACATCACTTCCGCCCTCGGCCAACCTGCTTCAGCAATTAACGGTGTGGTGTATGCGTTTGGACAGATGAAATCTGCTGGACGTGTCATGTCTCAGGACTTGATGCAGATAGGTAATCAACTTCCCGGCTTTAACGCAAAAATGACCCTTACTAAGGAACTGTTCAACGGTGACGTTGGGGCGATGGCTAAGGCGATGGAGTCCGGGTCTTTGGATTCGACTAAGGCTATTGACGTTTTGATTGAGGGAATGAAGAAATTCCCGGGTGCTGCCGGCGCTATGGAACGTCAATCTAAATCGCTTAATGGTGTTATCTCGACGTTTAAGGACACAGTAAACAATGCGTTGATTGATGGCATCATGCCGGCAATTCCGGCTTTGTCTGGAACGCTTGAGGGTCTTATCCCACCGGTTGAGGCTGCAGCAAAAGCCTTTGGCGATAACCTTGGTCCATTGTTGATTCAAGCCGCTGAAATTATGAGCGCGTTTGGTCCTATTGTTACTGCCGTTATTCCTCCTTTGATGCAATTGACTTCGGCCACCGGTGGTATCACCGTAATTTTGAAGGCCCTTTCTCCGGTCATTGTTGCCGCCGGTAACGCCTTGGGGATTATTGCTAGTGCGTTTAACATTTTGCCGGGACCAATCAAGGACGCTATCGGTGTCATGATTGCCTTGCGTTTAATCATGTTCAAACTAAATGTTGATGCAGCAAAAATGTCGGCAGGAATGACTGCGGCCTTTGCCAAAATTTTCATGGTATTCAAAATGACAATGAATGGCATGAAAACCCAAATGATTGCGTCTACAACGCAAATGGGTGCTTTGGGTGCTGCCGCTAAATTCCTTGGCATGGGAGTAGTAAATTCGTTCCGCACCATGGTTATTGCTGCTAAATCATTTA